CCGCAGCCGTACCAGCACCACCCGCTGCATCAGAACTACGGAGCAGATGGGCAGCTATCTGATGGCGAAGTTTGCGTGGTCGGATTACGAGCGTGCAATGCTGGTCAGTCTGGACAGCCGTAAGCGGGTGCGCGCGGCGGTCTGGCTGCGGGAAGGCACCACCGACCGGGTAAGTCTGGACATCAAGGATGTGGTGTCTGCGGCCATCAAGGGCGGCACCGACACGGTGGTGCTCAGCCACAACCACCCCAACGGTGCGGCCTTGCCCTCCATGGAGGATCTGGAGGCCACTGGCAATATTGCCCGGGCATTGGGCCTTGTGAACATCCATCTGCTGGATCACTTCATCCTGACCGATACGGAGTATTTCTCCATGCGGGACGCAAACCGCCTGCCGATCTATGACTTTAAAACAGGTACGCTTTTCTGGCCTTGATCCGTGAAACAACAAAAAAGTGTTTACATTATAAAACTGGTGTGCTATAATCAAACCGTAAAATACAACCGATTGTGGTTCTTTTCGCGAGGGCCGGAGAGGAGAGGGAAGATGGCAGACGAAAAATTTGAACTGGTATCCTCTTACCAGCCCACCGGCGACCAGCCGCAGGCCATTGAAACACTGGTGAAAGGCGTGGAGCGGGGCGACCGCTGCCAGACCCTGCTGGGTGTTACCGGCAGCGGAAAGACCTTTACCATGGCAAATGTCATTGCAAAATGCAACCGGCCCACGCTGGTTCTGGCCCACAACAAAACGCTGGCGGCCCAGCTGTGCACCGAGTTCCGGTCGTTTTTCCCCAACAACGCGGTGGAGTATTTCGTCTCCTACTACGATTACTACCAGCCGGAAGCCTATATCCCCAGCACGGATACCTATATTGAAAAGGACAGCGCCATCAACGACGAGATCGACCGCCTGCGCCATTCGGCCACGGCGGCGCTTTCGGAGCGGCGGGATGTGATCATTGTAGCATCGGTTTCCTGCATCTACTCGCTGGGCGACCCCATCGACTACCGCAGCATGGTCATCAGCCTGCGCCCCGGCATGCAGATGGAGCGGGACGAGCTGTGCCAGAAGCTGGTCACTCTGCAATATGAGCGCAACGACGTGAATTTTGTGCGCAATAAGTTCCGTGTGCACGGCGATATCGTGGACATCTACCTTGCCTATATGAGCGAGCTTGCCATCCGTGTGGAATTTTTTGGGGACGAGATCGACCGCATCACGGAGTTCAACCCTCTCACCGGGGCCAAACAGAATGTAGTCAAGCATGTAGCCATCTTCCCGGCCAGCCACTATATCGTCAGCGCCGAGAAGAAGGCCGCAGCACTGGAAAAGATCCGCGCCGAGTGCGACGCACAGGTGAAGCAGTTCACCGCCGAGGGCAAGCTGATCGAGGCGCAGCGCATTGCCCAGCGCACCAATTACGACATTGAGATGCTTAACGAGGTGGGCATGTGCAAAGGCATCGAGAACTATTCGGCAGTGCTCTCCGGCCGAAAACCGGGCAGTATGCCCACCACTCTGCTGGATTATTTCCCGGATGATTTTCTGCTGTTTGTGGACGAGAGCCATGTTACCCTGCCGCAGGTGCGCGCCATGTACGGCGGTGACTATGCCCGCAAAAAAACGCTGGTGGAGTACGGCTTCCGCCTGCCGTCCGCCTTCGATAACCGCCCGCTCAAGTTTGAGGAAGTGGAGTCCAAGCTGAACCAGATGATCTTCGTTTCGGCTACGCCCGGCGACTATGAGCGGCAGAACAGCACGCAGGTGGCGCAGCAGGTCATCCGGCCCACCGGCCTTTTGGACCCGCTCATTTCGGTGCGCCCGGTGGAAGGGCAGGTGGTGGATCTGTTGGGCGAGATCAATACCCGCATCCAGCGGCACGAGCGCGTTCTCGTGACCACCCTGACCAAGAAAATGGCCGAAGACCTGACCGACTACCTTACCGAACAGGGCATCAAGGTCAAGTATATGCACCACGAGGTGGACACCTTCGAGCGTATGGAGATCATCAAGGACCTGCGCCTTGGCTCCATTGATGTTGTGGTGGGCATTAACCTGCTGCGCGAGGGTCTTGACCTGCCTGAGGTGAGCCTTGTGGCCATTCTGGACGCGGATAAAGAGGGCTTCCTGCGCAGTGAGACCAGCCTGATCCAGACCATTGGCCGCGCGGCCCGCAATGCCGAGGGCCTTGTCATCATGTACGCGGATGTCGTCACCGACAGCATGGAACGCGCCATCACCGAGACCGAGCGCCGCCGCGCCATCCAGATGGCCTACAATAAAGAACATGGCATCGTGCCAAAAACCATCGTCAAGGCCATTGCAGACAGCATCGAGATCAGCGATAAAGCGGAGAACGCTAAGCTGAACACCCGCCGCATGGGCAGGATGGAGCGGGAGGCCGCCATCGAGCGCCTGACCCGTGAGATGAAGGAAGCGGCGAAGCTGCTGGAGTTTGAGCACGCGGCCTTCCTGCGTGACCAGATCGACCGACTGCGCCGGGGCGAGAACCCGACGGTGGACTCTGCGGCAGAAACGGAGCGCAAACAGAATCATTCACAGACACAACGAAAAGGGAGAAAATACCTTGGCAAACGATAAGATCGTCATCAAAGGTGCCCGCGAGCACAACCTGAAAAATGTTAACCTGACCCTCCCGAGGGAAAAGCTGATCGTCATGACCGGCCTTTCCGGTTCGGGCAAGTCGAGCCTTGCGTTCGACACCATCTATGCCGACGGCCAGCGCCGCTATGTGGAAAGCCTTTCCAGCTACGCACGCATGTTTTTGGGCCGCATGGACAAGCCTGATGTGGACGAGATCACCGGTCTGTCACCGGCAATTTCCATCGACCAGAAAACCACCAGCCACAACCCGCGTTCCACCGTGGGCACCGTGACGGAGATCTACGATTATCTGCGACTTCTGTACGCCCGCGTGGGCGTGCCCCACTGCCCGGTGTGCGGGCGGGTGATCAGCCAGCAGACCGTGGACGAAATGGTGGACGCGGTACTCAAACTGGACGAAGGTACGAAGTTTCAGGTGCTGGCTCCTGTGGTGCGCCAGCGCAAAGGCACCCAGCAGAAAGAGCTGGATGCTGCCCGCCGCGGTGGCTATGCTCGTGTGAAGATCGACGGCAACCTGTATGATCTTGACGAAGAGATCAAGCTGGAAAAGAACATCAAGCATACGGTGGAGATCGTGGTGGACCGCCTTGCCATGCGCAAGGGCATCCGGGGCCGTCTGGCAGATTCGCTGGAAACCGCGCTGGCGCTTACCGGCGGCATCGCCGAGGTGGACGTGATCGGCGGCGATTGTATGACCTTCAGCCAGAACTTTGCCTGCCCGGAGCACGGCATTTCCATCAGCGACCTGTCACCCCGGCTCTTCTCCTTCAATAACCCGCTGGGAGCCTGCGAAAAGTGTACCGGCCTTGGCACCTTTATGCGGGTGGACGAGGAACGCATCCTGCCCAACCGGAACCTTTCCATCCGTGAGGGTGCCATCAAGGCCAGCGGCTGGTACTATGCCGAGGGGTCTGTATCCGAAATGTATTACCTTGGCCTTGGCAAAAAGTACGGCTTTACGCTGGATACGCCCATCAAAGAGATGAGCACCGAAGCTGTCAATGCGTTGCTGTACGGAACCAATGGCGAAAAAATTGAGATGCACCGCACGAATGAGTTCGGAAGCGGTGTGTATTATAATACCTTCGAGGGCATCGTGGAGAACCTTGAGCGCCGCTTCCGCGAGACCAACAGCGAGTGGATGAAGGAAGAAATCGGCAGCTTCATGTCCGGCGTGGAGTGCCCGGACTGCCACGGCAAGCGCCTGAAACCCGTGGTGCTGGCTGTGACCATCGGGGATAAGAACATCAGCGATTTCTGCGAAATGTCCATCCGGGACGAGCTGAAATTCATTGCCGAGAACGAACCGAACCTGACCGAAAAGCAGAAGCAGATCGGCGGGCAGATCATGAAGGAGATCCGGAACCGCCTGCAGTTTTTGCAGAGCGTGGGTCTGGATTATCTCACGCTGGCCCGCTCAGCAGGCACTCTTTCCGGCGGCGAGAGCCAGCGCATCCGCCTGACCACTCAAATCGGCAGTGCGCTTTCCGGCGTGCTCTATGTGCTGGACGAGCCGTCCATCGGCTTGCATCAGCGCGATAACGACAAGCTTATTGCCACCTTGAAAAATCTCCGCGACCTCGGCAATACGGTGATCGTGGTAGAGCACGATGAAGATACCATGCGCAGCGCGGATTATATCGTGGATGTAGGCCCGGGCGCAGGCGTGCATGGCGGTGAGATCGTAGCCGCTGGCAGCGTGAAGGACATCTGCAAGGCAAAGCGCAGCATCACCGGTGATTATCTCTCCGGCCGCAAACGCATTGCCGTACCGCAGACCCGCCGCACCGGCAACGGCAATTACCTTACTGTATGGGGTGCACGGGAAAATAACCTGCGCAATATCGACGTGAAATTCCCGCTGGGAGAGTTTATTTGCGTTACCGGCATTTCCGGCTCCGGCAAGTCCAGCCTCATCAACGAAATTCTGTATAAGACGCTTGCCTGCGAGCTGAACGGTGCGCGTTCCCGCGCAGGCAAATGCGATGGGGTAGAAGGGCTGGAATTTGTGGATAAGGTCATCGGTATCGACCAGCAGCCCATTGGCCGTACGCCGCGCTCCAATCCGGCCACTTATACCGGTGTGTTCAATGATATCCGCACGGTATTCTCCCAGACACAGGATGCCAAAATGCGCGGTTACGGCCCGGGGCGTTTCAGTTTTAATGTCAAGGGCGGCCGCTGCGAAGCCTGTGAGGGCAACGGTATTCTGCAGATCGAGATGCACTTCCTGCCGGATGTGTACGTGCCCTGCGAGGTATGCAAGGGGGCGCGTTACAACCGCGAAACGCTGGAAGTGAAGTATAAGGAAAAGACCATCTCCGATGTGCTGAACATGACCGTGGAGGAAGCAGTGGTATTCTTTTCCAACCAGCCCAAGATCGCCCGCAAGCTGCAGACCCTGCTGGACGTGGGTCTTGGTTATGTAACACTCGGCCAGAGCGCCACCACCCTTTCCGGCGGCGAAGCACAGCGCGTGAAGCTGGCCAATGAGTTGGCCCGCCGCAGCACTGGCAAGACCGTGTATATTCTGGACGAGCCTACTACCGGCCTGCATATTGCAGATGTGCACCGCCTGATCGAGGTGCTGCAGAAGCTGGTAGATGCGGGCAACACGGTTATTGTCATCGAGCACAATCTGGATCTTATCAAGTGCGCCGACCATATCATTGACCTTGGCCCTGAAGGCGGCAGCGCAGGCGGCGAGATCGTGGCCGAAGGCACGCCCGAACAGGTGGCAGAGGTGCCAGGCAGCTTTACCGGTCAATATCTGAAACCGCTTTTGGAAAAAGACAAGCTTCTGCAAGCGAAAGAGCAAAAATGAATAAAGCGCGTACTTTCGCAAAAATCAGACTTTTTACGAAAAAAGCAAAGAAAATTGTAAAAATCTGTTGACAAAACTGCTGTATCTGAGTATAATATTTCATGTCGCCACGCTTCGGTAGGGAAGCGGCGGTCGATATCCGGGTGTAGCGCAGTTTTGGTAGCGCGCTTGAATGGGGTTCAAGAGGCCGTGAGTTCGATTCTCGCCACTCGGACCATTTGCTTCTCAGTCGAACAGCCTTCGGGCTGGTTCGACTGGGGAGCTTTTTTCATTTTTCCACAATCTTCCTCGGCAATGTTGAAATAGATGGTCAGTTCTGTGTTGCTCACCTCAATCTTGCTGACAAAGGTATCGATCAGGCGGCGGCGGTATGCCTTGGTTTTCTCGCTGGGGGCAATGAGAAACTGTTCCAGCAGGTACAGAACTTCTTCCTTGGAGAAGACCGGGAACTTCGGCTCAGATTCCAGCGACGACAGCTGATAGGACAGCGTGTTGGCCTGCTGTTCCAGTTCGGCAAGGCGGTTGGTCAGCATAGCCCCGGCGGTGCCGTTCTCCAATGCAGACAGCAGGTTCTTTGCCTTGCGCTGCACGTCGGCAAGCTCGTGCTGCAATGCTTCCTTCTCCGGGTTGGGCTGGTTCAGTTCGGCGGTCTGGGCTTCGATCACACTGTCTGCAATGCGATCCATCACGTCCGGTTGCAACACGTCGTTACAGACGGTGCGGATCACCAGACCTTCCAGCTCGTCCTTCGGGATGTTCCGGCGGTGGCAGTCCTTGCACGGACAGTTGTAGTAGAAGTACACCTCGCCGTTGCTGCTGTGGCCGGACACGCCCTTCATGGCAGTGCCGCACTCGCCGCAAAACAGCTTGCCGGACAGGATGTAGTCCGCGCGGTCATTGCGCGGGGAACGGCTCTGGCGGTTACGAATAAACATCTTCTGCGCCCTCTCCCATAGATCGTCGTCGATAATGGCCGGTACTGCGCCCTCAATGCGCACGTCAAACTTGGGGCTGACATACACGCCCCGATACACCTCGTTTTGGATGATGCGCACCACGCTGGACTTATTGAACGGGTTGCCCCGGCTGGTGCACAAGCCCTGTTCATTCAGGTGTGCAACGATAGCAGAGGACGCAGCCCCGGCGGCGTACTGCTCAAAGATATACCGCACGGCGGCAGCCCCGGCAGGGTCGATGATATACTTCTTGTCCTTGTCCACGGTAAGGCCAAGGGGGCGGGAACTGCCAATAGCCTTGCCCTTCAAGGCGCTTTCCCGCATACCGCGCCGCACCTTCTCGGCCAGTTCGGCGGAGTAGTATTCGGCAAGGGCTTCCATCAAGCCCTCTACAATGATACCGCCGGAACCTTCAACGTTGGCTTCTGCGGCATAGAGCAGCTCCACGCCGTTGTCGCGGAGCTTCTTTTTATAGATGATGCTGTCATACCGGGAACGGGCAATGCGGTCTGTTTTCCAGCAGATCACATAGTCGAACATCCCTTTCCCAGCATCGGCAATCATCTGCTGGAACTCCGGGCGGTCGTCCGTCTTGCCGGAGATATGCCGGTCAATGTATTCGTGCAGAATGACCATGCCGTGGATACGGGCGTAGGTCTCGCAGTCCCGGCGCTGGCCCTCAATGGACTGCTCCGTTTGATGACTGCCGCCGCTGTAGCGGTAGTAGGCAACAAGCCGCTTGCCGCCGGATGGATTTTTCTTTGGCATACTATACCACCTTTCAAGCGGTAAAAACTTTCGTCTAATCAGTCACGGATTTGAGACGAAAGCAACTATTTGAGATGAAAAAGTTAAACTCATTCCAAAAATATCATAGTTTTCAACTATTTATAGAAGTGGAGTTGCATTAAAAAGCAGAACTCGTTCATCAAAGCCCCGCCTTTTTCGACAGAGAAAGACGGGGCTTTGCCTTTACATAGCGTTGAACAGGTCAATCACTTCCTGGGGAAGGTTGTCGGTCTGCATGAGAACCATGCCTTTGTGAGCATAAGCAGGGAATGAGCCAAAGCCTTCCATGATAACGGCGCCGTCCTTTTCGGCAGTCAGATAAGCGTCGGACGACGGATCAAAAGTATACACCTCAATGTTATAATCGGGTGTTTTGTATTTGTAACCGTCTACGCCGCCGATAAGTTCAGCAGCCATACGAACCTTTTCCGTATAAGCAATGCCGTTCTCGGAAAGCACGGCTTCAAAATCGTAAAATGCATCATTGACCGGCGCAGAAGATGAAACGGCAACAGAAGAAGTGGGTTCCAAGGAATTGGATGCGGTGGACGAAGTGACGCTGGATGCAGGCACGGAACTGGAAGAACTGCCACAAGCGGAAAGAAGGAGAACGGTGGCACAGGAAACAGCAAAGACAGAAATTTTTCTCATAAGATAATACCTCCATAGAATAATTTATATACACGAAAAAGCCTACCGGGTCTGTCCCCCGGTGGGCTTTTTCTTTTTACCAATTACAATTATCAGAGAAGATTATAATACTTTGCGAGCAAAAAACGCGTATAGGAAGGGCAGGCGCTTACACCGCCGCACCAATTCTGAACCGTGCGGCGAGGAATGCCCGCATTTTTTGCAAAGTCGGTCTGGGAAAGGCTAGTGCTTTTCACAAGTTCATCAAATGGCATTTTGGCAAGGTCCCAGATTTTACAGAGCCGCTCCTTCTCTGCGTCCAGATCGACACAGCCGCAGGCATCATCGGGAATGCTGAGGGTGACGTTAGAGAGAAACGCTTCCTTTATGCGCGTTTCAGACGCAATGGAAAAAAGTTCGCCAGCAGAATACATAAAGAATCTCCTTTCAGGCTTCCTTTACGGGATGGACAACAACGGGCAGATCGTCGTCAACGGAACCGACGAAAATCGGAGGGAGCCATTTCAGAACCAGACGCCGGTTTTCAGCATCCGACTTTGCGCCAGTCCAGAAATGGTGCCAGTGTCCGCGCCGGACATGGGGACGCTTCGGGGCGTGGCTTCCGTCACGGGCGGGGCTTTCCTCGCTTTGCGGGCGGCGCTTCTGCGCTTGAAGAGCCGGGCCGGTCACAAAGCCAACGTCCCACTTTCTGATTTCGACATAGCGGTCTTTGATCTCGCTGCCGTTGCTGCGCTTCATGACACTTTCCTGCTCCGGATCAGGAACGATTTCGGCATTGCAGGCGCAAAGGTAGAGAACGACCTGCAAGGAACAGCGCAGAAGAAGCATCACAGAATCGCGTTGTTCAAGCTCCTGCCGACCACGCGCCTGTATCTCTGCGTTTTTGCTGAGAAGTTTCCTGCGGTTCATCCGGTCAAAGTATTCCGACAAGTCGGGGCTATCCAGCGGGATGTCAAAGGGATAGATTTTGCCTTCCTTCCCGGCAAAGATGAAGCTCATAAGCTCCTTCCGGGTCTGAGTGTCCCAGCCGATATAGAAGAAAAAGCCATGGACACCGGGAAGGTAAGCGTCAAGCCCGGCGGTCTCTACATAAAAGCAGGGGTAAGGCAGATAGTCTACCGCTGCTGCCGGGATAGAAGTATCGTCCTGCTCGTAAAGAATTCGTGCAAGGTCTGGGTCAAGAACAAAAACCTCTTTGTCTTTGCGCCACTGCGCAAGAGCAAGAACCAGAGAGGGATAGGGAATATCCACCCTGCCACCCTTTGCCTTGCCCGCTTGACAGGCGATGCACGCCGCTGTGGCGGTTTCCACCGGCGCGAAGATGCGGCTGGAGCACTTTGCATTCTTCAAACCAAGGGGCCTTGCAAGGTCGATCATCTGCCAGACCTTCGGAATTTTGCTTGACACATCTTTCAAAAGCAACAGCGGAGGATAGTCTTTTGAACCGGAAAGTTTCTTCGGCATTCCAGCGCCCCCATTCAAAATATTTTACAAGATAAGATTACACCAATATGGTGCAAAAATCAATAGGATAAACAAAAGAAAAAGCCTACCGGGCCTGTCCCCCGGTGGGCTTTTTCTTTTTGCGCGGATTTACTGGTGATTCTTCAGCCACTCAGAAGCGGCGCGTTGAAGAACTAACCGGCGGTAGTACACGATTCGCTCTCCGGCGGCTCGTTCTTTTCCCGAAGGGCTTTGAACTCGTCGCTCTCGGCAATGCGCTGGGCTTCCTTATCAGGTATTGCTGTGCTCTGGGCTACGGATTCTGTGGAACGGTCAAAAACGTTATGTACATACTTCAGGATCACGTCCCGTTCCTGCGGGTCCAGATCAAGGAACGCTTCAATTACGGAACGCTGCTCCCTGCTCAGATCGTATTCCGTGGACAGCCGATCCAGCACGCTTGCCCGGGACTGCTCAAACATTTCGCCCTCACCAGTGCGGAGCCACGTTTCTTTCACGCCAAACTCCCGGCAAATAGAGCGAATGGTCTGATCCGTGGTGCCATTGACGCCATTTTCAATACGACTGACCGCAGACTTGCCCATGCCAATTACCGCACCAAATTCTTCCATCGAAAGATTTTTCTCCTTTCGGAGAGCTTTTATTCTTTCGCCGATGGTCATTTTACATTGTTCACCACCTTTCTGCAAATTCATTATAGCAGAAAAAGTTCCGAAAATCAACCAAAGAATACCAGAAAACCATTGACAAGGTTCCGAAAATTGACTATAATGACATTGTAAAGTTCCGACAGGCAACGCAAGAGCAACAGAAAGGGGGCGAAGCAGACGTGACACTGAAACCTGAGCACATTGTAGAAGAGCTGAACAGAACGCCGAAGTTGAAGCGCGACCTCGTTATGAAGATGATGGAGGTCATGCTGGACAGCGAAGCGTTTCTGGAAGCGTACCCGACATTATACGATCCGCGCATTGCAGACGTTGACCTTGAATACCGGGAGAAAGTCTGTGAGGAAATGGCGCAGATCATCGTGCGGCTGTTCCACAAAAACAAAGTTCGCCCGGACGACGCAGAGAAAGTGCTCGACCGGGCGCGGGAAGATTATCTGGAAACGTGCGTCCACTCCGACAAGTCGTGAGGAAGCTCTTTCAAATTGGAAGCAGCGGCGCAGCCGGTGGCACGGCAGTACACGTTGTCAGCTTCAATCTGCGGAGTTGGACAGGCTTCCCAGATAATGCCGTCGTACAAAAATCCGTATTGGCCGTCATCCGTGCGGACGATGTACAGCGGGCCGATGGGCGAATCGTAGACCCACATATTTATAATACCTCCTTCCTGCCCTGATTATAGCACGGCGGGAAGGGGCGGACAACAAAGGAGAGTGAAAAGAATGAGCGAGAAGGACAAGAGCCAGAGTAAGGAAATGGCCGAACTGCTGGCAGAGAACCCGGAAGCGGCGACCTATATCGCAGGCGTGGTTCAGGGCATGAAGCTGGCAAAGGCTGGCGCACAGGCACAGGAAGACAGAAAGGAGAGCGAACCGGCATGAGGAACTTTATCATGTGGTTCTACGGTGTGGATGCCGCCCAAGCAGCCGCACGGGAGCCGGTGGCGTGGTTTGCGCTGATCGTCACAATTGCCGCCCTGCTGACATGGGGCTGGTGCAGCATCAGCTACACCACGAAGCTGGAACAGAAGGTGAACCTGCTGGAGGAACGCGTCCGGCGGTATCGCTGGGAGTGCGAACGCTTAGAGCTGGAAAAGCAGCTGAAGCGGGAGCGTGCCAGATGATGGGCGCGGCGGCGGTGGCGGTCGTCGTGGTGTGTGCGGCGATGTACACCATCTTTGAAGTGATAGAGCGCAGGAAGCGCAAAAAGTTTGCAGAGGATATCCGGCGCTACATCCAGAACCACAAGGGGGAATGGACCAGTGATAATCAAGACCTGCGTTGACTGCGGGGCGGTGATCCTTTCAAATAACGTCACCGCCCGGCGGTGCCCCGTTTGTGCAGAACGATTCGCGGAACGGGCACGCAAGAAGTATAAGAACCCGCCCGCTGATCCACTGACCGCCGATGTGCGCAAGGCGGACGCGGCGGGCAAGTCATACGGGTACTGGCGCTTGGACGAACTGCTGAAAGAGCAGAAGGCCCGGGAAGAGCTGGATAATCTGATCGAGAGGAACAGGGAGCGGAGGGAGCAGAAGGAACATGGACAACAGCAAGAAAAGGCATGACGGCGGGGCGTACCGCCGGTTCGACACGCTGACCACGCTGTACTGCCGCCCGTGCAAAGACCGCCGGAAGTCCCGGAAGACGCAGCAGCACAAGAAAAAGAAAGGCAGGAAGAACAGATGATCCTGATTATGCTGATCGCAATTCTGGCGGGAACGCTGGTTCTGGCTGTGATCCTGACCGCTCTGCTGTGCTGGGTACTGGCAACACCGGCGTTCTGCGGCGGGACGGTGGCGCTGATGTGGCTGATCCTACTGCTGGGCGGCGTGCTGATCGGCGGAAGAGACCCACGAGATTAGCCGCAAAGGTCTGGGCGCACCGAATCACGCCCACCATGCAGCCGGAAACGTGGGGACGCAGACGGCTGCCCCGGCCATTCCGACAGTCGGGGGTCCTACCTACTGGGGACTGAAAGAATACATAGGGCGGCCCGCATGGGTGGGCGGCAGCCTGTCAAGCCGCCCGTTTTATGGAGTATGCAGGCGCGTCCGGGGGTGTAGCCCCGGAACCGGTTCAACCCCGGAATGCTCCACCAGACCGAAGATTCACCGAAAAGAAAGGAAGTTCATTATGGGCAAGAGCATTGCGAAGCTGGTCGTGAAGATGAAGAGCGAAACTTCGCTCAGCGTGGAAACAATGGGAGACAGTGCGAATCAGGTTTTTATGGCAGCCGCAGCGGTTGCACATACCATCACAGACACCAGCAACGGCAACCGCAAGAAGGCAGAAGCCGTCATGTCCACGGCGAAAGCTATCATCGACGCGCTGTTTGAATCCATGTGGAAGCGCGAGTATGGCAACGCGCCTGCCACTGAACCTGTTGCCACTGCCGCCACGGCAGAAAAGCGGAATGATCCTTCCGCCAGCCAGCCAGGCGACATGGACAGCATGATGGAGAAGATTATTGCCGACGCAATGAAGCAGGCAAAAGAGAACCCGGGCCAGGCACAGGGCGTGATGTTCAGGGTTCCGGCAGGTGATATGCCCATGGAAGAAGTGGTAAATCACATCATCAGTGCGGCGAACAAGCAGGCACGGAAAGACCAGAACGGAGGTTGATCCTATGGCGAAAGTAACAGGCGCTGTCAGTGTGCCGCTGCTTGCGATACTCCGGGAGTTTGCCGCAACGGCAGACCTGACCGGGCGGCCCACCAGATACCCGGAGGGCGCTGCACAGTTTGCGGCGCGGAAGGAACGGAAAGCCAATGACGACGATTGATCCCGAACACGGCACGCGGGAATGGTCTGAAGACCCGGTGGGCGATTTGATGAAAATGCGCCAGATAATTATAGACTCGTTTGAGAAAATCACAGAGAGTGTCAAACGCTTCTGTGAAGGTCTGGACGATTTGACATACACGCTTTTGCCGCCGGAAACGCCCGGATGGGCCATTCACAACAAGCGCCGTTACCGGACACGCAGGGTTCAACCAAAGCTCCATCTGAACACGGTGCCGCTGGGCACTGGCACTTACTTATATAAGGCAAAAGAAATGAAGAACCTTGCTAGGTCAACAAAGACCCATCCAGCCCCGAAGAAGGGCGAACAGTGTCAACACACGTTCCGTATCACGTCGCAGCGGTGCGCGCCCTGCGACGGGTACAACAAGGAATGCGAAGAATACAGTGTGACGCACCACAAAACAAACTGAATGTAACCGCCCGGCCAGAGTTTTCAGCAGATAAGCAGCAGTTGTCATGTGTGAAGGCCGGGCGGTTTTTATATGGCGCAGGGTGTGCCCGCAGCACGCTGGGAGCGGGGTCGAACCCCGCCTGCGCCGCTTTGCTCGCATATTCCATGGAAGCCGGTCAAGGTTTCATCTTCCAAAACTGGCAGGGAAATACGGATGCTGAAAAAGCAGCGCTAACCTTCCGTATAAGGCGGTGAAAATCCGACCTGTCCGTATTTCCTAAACCGTGCCCGCATGGCAGTCCGGCATAAGCTGAACGGCACGTCGCAGCGTGAGCGCAGAAACGCCCTGTCCCAATTGCCCAGGCAAAAGGCAGCAGACCCGACCGCAACGGGTCGCCCCACCGCGCCACCTCTCTTGCGCGGTGGGTTTTGATATGCGGGTGTAGTAAGGAAGTTGCCTGCCGTCCTGATCCCCCAGCGGCAGGCAAGCCGGTTCGATTCCGGCCACCCGTGCAAGAACAAAAAGCAGAAGGGAGAAGAACAATGACGTATTACGATGCGATTGACATTCTTGTAAGGTTGTCGAGTGCAAGGTGGACACCGGCGGAAATGCCAAAAGATGATGATATCAAAAACGCAATCAGAATTGTTGCAGCGGTTCGCGTGCCGCATGGCTGCACAAGGGATGAACTTCACGCGGCGCTCTGGTGGCTGACGACTAAATCTAAAGAGGTGGAGAAATGATCCACCTTGGAGATATCACAAAGATACATGGCGACCAGATAGAACCTGTGTATTGTATCACCTTCGGCAGTCCATGTCAGAATTTATCCATTGCAGGACGCAGGGCAGGACTTGCGGGAGAACAGTCTGGATTGTTCATGGAAGCGGTTCGGATCATCAAAGAAATGAGGAGGGCGACACATGGAAGTTATCCAGTTGTCGTTATTTGGGAAAATGTTCCCGGAGCGTTCAGTTCAAACGGCGGAGAAGACTTCCGCACCGTGCTGGAAGAACTTGCCCGCGTGGAAGAACCAGACGCTTCAATTCCTAGACCTCCGAGGGGGGGCAGATGGAGCAAAGCCGGAGCAATTGCCGGAAATGGATGGTCCTTGGCTTGGCGACAGCTCGACGCTCAATATTGGGGAGTGCCCCAGAGAAGAAAACGTATCGCTCTTGTCGTGGATTTTGCAGGTGGACGTGCCGGAGAAATACTATTTGAGCGCGAAAGCTTGCCGGGGCATTCTGACCAGAGCATCCCGACGTGGCAAGAAGCTGCAAGAACTGCTGGAAACCGCCCTGCTGGAAATGATCGAATGGTGGGCCAGCAGGGGGGGCAAGCCTACACCTTGAAAATCCGGTCAGGCTGTGCCGGGGGCGGCAAAGGTGCACTGGTGCAGACCGAAAAAACAGGAACACTTTCGACGCTACAGGATCAGACCCTTTTTCAGCCGGTCTATTGCCTGGCAGGAAACATTATTGATCGCTCTGAAACGGCCGGCGCAAATGGTTCCGGCGTGAAGGAAAACCAGAGCTACACGCTGAACACTGTTGACCGTCCAGCAGTAGCGTATAAGGTCTTTGATGCACGGGGAAACGGTGATGGCAAGACAGTGCCGACCATTACCGGAGACCATGAAAGCAGAGTGACGGACTACACAGCCATCATAACTGAGCGTCAGACATTCAGCGAACAGTCTTACAGCTACTACAAGAAAAGCGACAAATGTTCAACCATGAAAGCAAAAGTCGGGAATGTTGGAAATGGTAGCGAGTGTCTAATTGCAGAGAAAACTATTCACTGGATCGTCCGGCGGTTGACACCAACAGAATGCGAACGCCTGCAAGGCTACCCGGACGGGTGGACGGACATTGGAGAGTGGACGGACACCAAGGGCAAAAAGCACAAGCCTGCGGACAGCCCGCGGTATAAGGCATTGGGAAACAGCATTGCGCTTCCGCAATGGTTCTGGATTGCCCAGAAAATGAAGCAATACCTTCCGGCGGGCGCAACGCTGGGTAGCTTGTTTGACGGAATCGGTGGCTTTCCTCTAGTGTGGGAGACTACATACGGGAAAGGCACGGCACGCTGGGCAAGTGAAATAGAAGAGTTTCCAATCGCGGTGACGAAAAGGAGGTTTGGAAATGACAGCGAAAACGAAGGCAATTCTGGTACTGTTCTTTGCGGCGGAAATTGTCAATGCCACAAAAGTTGCGGTGATGCAGAGACGCATTGATGATCTGGAAGGGCAGCGCATTATCTATGCTGCACGTTTGGCAAACTGGCAAGACAGAGCAATTCAGGATGAAGAAGTTATCGACCAGTTACAGACTGCCGCCAATGAAAATGCCCTGCCGGATGGGCTGACAAAGGAATATGCCGGGGAATTTCTGTGCACGGCATACTGCACAGAAAAATACCAGCATATCTGCGGGGAGGGGCACGGCATCACCGCCAGCGGCCAGCCGATTCAGGCAGATGTGACAGTGGCGGCAGATCAGGCACTTCTCCCCTACGGCACGGTTTTGTATATAGAGGACGTTGGGGTCCGTGTTGTGCAGGACAAGGGCACGGGGGTGCAGGGCTATCACCTCGACGTGGCGGTTGACACCCACGAAAACGCGCTGGCGTGGAGCGGGTACGGCGAACATCGGGTGTGGATCATCCGCGAAGCAGAATGAAAGGTGGGGAGAAAAAGAAGATGGGGTGCGATACCTGCAAAGCTCGAAACCGGTGCGAAACGTATATCCAACCGGGATCAATCATGTGTGTAATCTATCAGATGCAGGAAGGCGGAACGAAGGGGGAACAAGACCAAAGGCAACCGACATTTTGCCCTTATTGCGGGAAACCGCTGAAAATCATTGGCACAGAACGCTTTTGCGACAATATGAAGTGCTGGAACGTATACAAGCCAATGGGGAAATAAGCATAAGGAAAACATGGAGCCGCCCGGCGCGGCGGCTTCTTTTTATATGAGCATGGGACAGGCCCCGCCCGGTTCAAGCCCGGAAATGCCCACCGACAGAAAAAATAAATAGAAGGGAGCAAACGATGGCAAAGTTCAGTATCATGCTGTTTGGAATTGACAGCTATACGAAGGAAAATTTGTATCTGCCGTATAAGCTGGAAGCAAGAAATGCGAATGCAGCAGTCCGCGAAGCAAGGAAACACGCAAAGAGCGCCTACCCTGAGTTCATTGAAGATGGAGAGCCGGACGTGGAGGTGGTGAAAAGATGAAACTTTCTGCACTGGCTGCCCAGATCAAGAACTGCGGTCATTGTGAGGTAATCAAAAACGGCGGCAGAATTTTTGTCGGCATGGGGAGTGCCTTTTACTGCATGGATGGCTACCCCAGAACGCAGGACGCGGGAGAGCTGGGCGCTATGCTGGGCATTCCGCAGAAGAAGATGAAGAACATCTTCTACCATGAAGAATACACCATCGACGGAAAACTGTACGGCGTGAGGTGGGATGACGAGCCGGAACATGAAGGAACCACCTCTGAAATCAAGACCCGGATCGTTATCAACGGAGAAGAACTTATCGCGTTGCGAAATCCTGACGGCAGCGTTGGATTTATCCGGTCGGAACTATTGAAACCTGTGGAAGGCGAACTGAACAAGGAATTTGCGCAGATTTGTGTACGCCCCGCCAATCAGGGGCAACGGTTCATCTATGCCGTGAAGGACGGCATGATCCTTCGGGCACTGATTGCGCCTATGAATATCAAGGACAACGTGGCGGATGATCTGGACGAAATCATAGCGGAGCTGATGTCCAGACGACAAAAACAAATCATCGAAAAGATGCACGATGACTTGCAGGACTTGGCCGACCAGGAAGCGGCTGAGAAAACCGCACAAGTTAAAAATCGGGAGGAAAAATAATGGATGCTGTAGAAAAAGATGTCCGTTTGCTGGTCAAAAAGGAGCTGAGAGCCGCAAACCAGAATTTTCCGATGTTCCATAGCGCACATGAAGGGTGGGCTGTGATCCGGGAGGAAATGAGCGAAGCGGAAGTGGAACGCTATCTGCTGGACAGGTGGATTGAAGAACGCCTGTGGAACGAAGTTAAGGGCGATTTGCAAATCCCGAAAGAAGACCTGAAGGAAATGCAGTACCGCGCCGTCCACATGGCGGTTGAAGCAATCCAGCTGGCGGCGATGATCTGCAAGCTGGAACGGAGTCAGCGCCGGTGGCCGAAAAAGATGGAACAACTTTTCTAAAGAAAGGCGGAAAGAATCATGAACTTGACCAAAGAAACCATCGAAAAGGCAGTTAGCTGGTGGGCTGGAAAACTAATTGACAGCCAGCCGCACAGCAACGGAGATTTGGGCTTTAGCTCCGTTGTGGAATGCTTCCTTGCGGATGTGACAAGACAGGATGTCACACTGGACCAGCTGAACGTATTCAAAAAAGCTCTGGGAAAGCGGATTGAAGAAGCCGCGAAAGAAAACGTTCTTAGCGTTGTTATGGAGTGCGACTACAGACCGTGCAGAATTTTGGCAGAATCCGCAGATGAAGCCGGGATCAGTACGGCGAACTTTCCGTTCAAAACAGCAATGTTTCTTTCTGAAAAAGAGGGCGCTGTAGTGAAAGATGGATATGGTGCATCCTGGGTCAGGATTTGAGGTGGCGGCATGGACAAGAAAAAAGACACACCGGCGGAAGTTGAAACCGTCACGGTGACAATGAGCCGCCCGGTGGCGGAAGCTGTGCAGGCTGCTTGCGAGATGTATCTGCGCCTGCACATGGGCCAGTTTAATGATCTTGCGGAAGACCTCTGCATGGCGAAGCACTATGCCGATATGGATGCAAAGCGATTCAAAAACGCAGAGGACGAAAAAGAAGATTTTTACCGGGCACTGGAAAATCGGAACATGATGCAGGACGACATGGATAGAGCTTACCAGATGTTTGCCTGTCACCCACTTATCGAAGACGGTATGCGCATTCCGTACCGGGCAGAACAGGTCTGGCTGGGTATCCGTCATGCGCTGGCGTGGCACGATAAGCCGGAGGGCGACTGGACGAATGTGAGCTTTGATAAGCCGCTGAACCGGTCGGATCAGCCGCAACCCACTGTGAAGCTGACAACCACCGCAGATCATGAGCCGAAGCGTGATGAAAAGGAAGCAAAAGGCGGGAGAACAAAAAAGTGAGAAGAGATGTCGAGATAAGAATTTGCGATCGTTGCAAAAAAGAAATAATGCTGGATCGGTACAAAAGTGGCTATTCGGAAGCTCTCAGGGCGTGGAAAGAAGGGCCAATCAAAGACACTGACCTTTGCCCAGAGTGCTACAAGCTGTACTCCGAAACGATGACTAAATTTTGGAGGGCAGAAAACAATGGTTAAAGAAATCTGCGAAAGGTGCGGAAAGGTCTATGAAGCCGGTCCGAACACCCACTACTGCAAGGAATGCAGAAAAGAAATCCGAAGCGTGGCAGCAAAGAAGAGAAATCTTTCTGATATGGGACACGCTGCAAGAAAGGAAAAAGCAAATGAGCGAAAGAATGATAATTGATGCCCTGCCGGTCAGAAATAATATTCTGTTGGGAATCATGGAAATAAAAACGGGAAACGTGGTTGTGGATGCGATGATCCAGAGCGCATTTAGAGTTTGCATCGAAGAACTGGACGGCGCACCGGTAGTGGAAGTACCGGAATGGCGGCGGGCGAGTGATCCACCGCCCACCCACAATGAAACCTGGCATGATGGCGATGAAGTTTACTCCGGTGAAACCAGCATGAAGGTGTGGGCATACTGCGCAGATGGCACCCAGCACGATGCTCACTATGAAATCCACGATGGCAACGGACAGTGGTTTGTTGAGGGGAAGGATGACAAGTTCAGTGAACACGGCAACGTGACGCACTGGATGTACTACCCAGCGGCACCGAAAGACTGACTGCCAGAAATTGGCAAAACAAAAGCATAACCTAAAGGGGCGAAAGTCCTCTTTAGGGAGCTTGTATACCCGTTATTTCTGTGACTGTGCTGGTCCACAGAAAAAAATAAACACAGGAAGCTGACCGGGACAGGAGGTGATAGGGATGCGCAGAAACTATATCAGAGAAAAAAAGATTATCTGTGGTGATAGTTATATGGCTGTGTGTCTCTACGCCATTACCCCGCAGGAACGAAATACCAGAGGGAAGAAGCAGAAGAAGTCTGGTGAAAGGCAGAAAGCCCGGAACAAGATGTCTTCCCTGCGGAAAAAGCAAAGAAAGGTTGTTGCGAACTTCACGAAGAATGGGTTCTTCCTTTCCGGGACGTTTGAAGAAGTTTTCTTGCCGGACGACTTTCTGGGATGCGTCCGGGAAACAAAGAACTATAAGCGCCGTGTAATTGCCGCAATCTGCAAGCGGTTCAAGATTGCCCGGGAGAAAATCAAAATGATGCTCTGGGCTGTGCGCAAGGGCAAAGATGGCCGGTTACATATGCACGGCTTTGTAGAGTGCATCGGGCTTGACCAGATCGACCGCCGCGAAGTGCGCGAAATGCTGGAAGACCTCTGGCGTCGCCGTATTCCCGGAACAAACGAGTATGAAAGTCTGGGAACCATGAATGCGGATCGCATTGACATGAAAAAAATTCTGGGAACAGACCAGACAACGCAAGGAAAGTACGGAACGGTCGGGTATATCTACAACCACACAGAGCGTGTCTGCATCGAAACCAAAAACCTGATTTTGCCGGAAGAGCAGGTACCCAATGACACGAAGTGGAGTAGAAAACAACTTCGGGACGCCTGTGGCGATATGCAGAATGACGCCTATTGGTGGAGCCAGCGTTTCCCGGGCTGGAAACTGGAAAAGAGCGTTGTTTACGATCCGGGGGAACTGCACCAGTCTGACCAAACCCGGGAAGACGGCTGGGAAGTAACGGAAGCACAATGCTATGCCATTCTGAGCCGGAAATGGTAAAGGGGGAGACATGAGCACAAGGCTGAACCTTGAAGACCTGCCGCCGCGCTACCGGGCGCAGGCAGAAGCACAAATCGCACGGCGAACAAGGGGAAAGTGCACCACGACGCAGCAGACGTTGGCGGATGCGGCAAAGTCTGCTGGGAAAATCGGGAAAACCTTCGAGAGCCGGGGAGAATACGAGTATTACATATCTGTGATCCTGCCAGGCATTGAATCTGGCAGGATCATCAAGGCAACGCCGCACGTTGCCTTTCCCCTGCTGCCCGCAAAGGAGTATGGCAATGTCAAACTGCCAGCGGCGCGATATACGGCAGACTATGTGTTGGTGTATGCTGATGGCGCGGTGGAAGTGGTAGAAATCAAGTCGAAATTCACCCGGCGGGCACAGCGGGACTACATTTACCGCCGCCGGTTGTTTATTGACCTGATCGCAGAGCCGAAAGGCTATAAGTTCACGGAAATCATCACGCCGGACAGCAAGGATGAAATCCGGGAGTGGAAACGCCTTGCAAAACAGGCAGGAAGGAGCGAAAAGCTGTGACAGATGAAGAAAAGGCAAGGCTTGAGACAAACGCGGTGTTTCTTTGCCGTGAAATCAGCAAAGAAACCGGCCAAATCGCGGTCTATGAGCTGGATATGCCGGTAGATGGTCATACGATCTTCTGCCTGCGCATTCGCCAGCAGTTCAACCCGGAACTGCGGTATTTTGCGGTCGGAGAAAAATTCTACACGGCACACAAGCAAGAAATCATTTCCAGCTTGAAAAAGCACCGGGCGCTGAAAGATAAAATTGAAGCCATGGGGCCTATTGTCGAACTGGGAAGATAAACCGCAGAAAAGAGGTGCAGAACATGGGGAAGCCTAAGAAAAAGCCGCTCCCGGCGTATTTCAAAAAGTCGCTGGGTTTACAGATCAGGCAAAAGCAGGCAGCCCGCCGAAAGGCGGCGCTGGAAGCCAAAAAGGCAGATACCACAAAAAAACAGTAACGGCAGAGCCGCAGGAGGGCGCAGAAGATGCGGATTGAAGATGCAAAAATGGTTTTGGACTACGCGGCGGATATCCAAAAGAAGCTGCGCACCATTGCGGCAGAAAAAGACCTGCTGGAAGGCGATCTGAACTGTCTGCGCGGCATTGAGTACGGCGGAATGCCGCACGGAAGCGGACACAGCGACAGCACCGCAGACATTGCCCAGAGAGCCGAAGAACTGGGGAGCCTTGACCGTTTGCGGGAACTGGAAGTACAAGAAGTGGTGCTGCGTGGGGACTTTGCTGTGATCCGCGCACAAATCTGGTCACTAAAGACTGTGTACACAACAGTGATTTCGGAATTATGGCTGCGTGGCCACAGTTCGGAGGAAACGGCGCATAAAATCGGGTACAGCGTATCGCACACAAAGCGGATAAAAGCAGAAGCTTTGGTGCGGCTTGCTGAAAGCCTTGACGATATGCCGCAGGCGGAAGAAATCCGTGCGCGTGCGTATAATGCGCGTAAGTAAAGCGCACCAGCTCAGAGAATGCAAACGCTGCACCCCGGAAGGGTCTACGAAAAACGTGAAAGCGTTTCACCTTCGCGCGTATGATATAAAGGCAAATTCGGCCGGAAACCATTACGCGTATGTGAAACATTTCCGCGAAACGCAAAAACGCCGCTGGGAAACAAACACGAATACCCGAAACGATGAAAAATGAGCAAAGAAATACCCGGCGGGCTGTATGGCCTACCGGGTATTTCTTTATTCGTCAATTTTCAAGACGTGGATCGTGGGCGGCTCTGGCGTCGTGCGGTAGTAACGACCATCTTCGTAATTCAGGTCTGTCACATGATCCCACCACGAAATACAGCCGTGCTCCCGCTGGGCGCTCTCCATGGCTGCTTTTGCCTGCTGTTCGGTCAAACCATCGAATAATAACCGGCTACCGTCTGCAAAGCTGGCAACAAGTCGCCAAGGAGCGAAAACTTCACCTTCAATCACAAAAACATCTCCTTTTTACGCATTTTGTAAAGCATAGTTCAATTTCTGGCACGAAAAATAGAAAATTCGTTGATGAAAGTATAACACAAAAAGCCCCGGCGGGATACCGGGGCGAGTACGATTAAAAGCAATAGGATTCTTTGCCCAGTGGGCTTTCAAATCCAAAACAAACGACAAAACCGTCGCAAGTTTGCTGAATCGTGTTCAGCTGATAGCTGTGCCCACAAGTATAGCTTGATTTCAAGCGATACTTGAAACAGAAAACGTCTTCACCCCGCCGCCATGCGAGCGCCAGTGAGCGCTTCAGTGCGCGGTCGTCCGGGAAAATGTGCTTTTTGCCAGAGCAGTCAACGAAAAATGGTTTAAACATAACAAAAACCTCCTATTTCATGATGGAAAAGCCCACAAAAACGGGCGAGTTAAGGTTAGGCCTGCTCAAAGTGGGACATGGTGCGCCGGGAAAGCGCAAAAGCGATAGCGGGCACGTCGTCGTCCGTTTCGCTGACGGCCTTGATCGCTTCGGCAATGCGGGTCAGATCGTCAACCGTGATGCCGCCCGGTTTGCGGCTGGACGTGTCCGCGTCGGACAGGATGCGGTCATATTCTTCACAATCGCAGCGGGTACAGTAGTCGTTGGCAATGCAGGCGTAGCGTGCGCCCTCAGCGTCAAGAATGCGGGTCTCTTTGAGTTTCATGTGGGATACCTCCGTGTTATGTATTATCGCTCGTCCCGGTAGGGATTCGAGTTTTTAGATTTGCCGGTCTTGGTATATAGATACCGGGGCCGGTGACGTGTTGCCATTGCGGGCTGGGATGGGGCTGCTTTACGGTGCAACCCCGTCAGAGTATCCGTTTTACTGCTGGCCGTCCAGAACCTCCATGACGCGGTGGGCGGCATACTTGCCGTTGTCGTTGAGCTGACGCTGCCAGACACCCAGCGACGGCGCCCACCTGAACCCGTTGCGCTTGAGAAGTGCCCTGGTTTCGTCGTCCGGCTTGCCGTCGAACTGGAGTTGAACACGCATTGCTTCGGTGTTCTCACGGTAGGTGTAGCCGTCGTGTTCCTCTTCAATCGGCTTAGATGCTTTGACAGCTTCCAGCGTTTCAATACGCTGCTTTACTCGCTTGATGTTGGCGTTGCTGTTTGTAAGTTCGTAGGTCGGGAAGGGCTTGCCGTAGAAAGCCAGGGGGGAACCGTCACCGTTGCGGCCACCGGGCAGATACACGCCGGGGCGGGTGATCCATGCCATGGTATCGGCGGGGATGCCTTCAAAGCCTTTCAGCGTTTTGTTCTTGCGGTAGTAGGCATTGGCGGACACCATGAGCGCGTGCGCTTCCTCCAGTCCGGCCAGCTTTGCCCGGAGAAAATCAAGAACTTCGGGATCATCGGATTTAACAGCCAGAGTATGCGCCCGCTTGAGCATATCCAGATAGTGGTCTGCTTTGCGCCAGTTCTCCATGTTCTTGTCCCACGCTGCAATCTGCTTTTCCTTCTTGCGGGTCGGGAAGTTGCCAGCGCCACAGATCAGCACGGACGGGCACCGGGTGCCGATCTCGTTGTCCCGGTTGATGGCTTCAGCCAGAACGGAACAATACCGGTTATACAGGTATTCGGCACGCTCCCGCTGTTCATCCGTGGCACATTTTGCCTTGACCTTTTCCAGAATCGCGGCGGCTTCGGCGCACTGGGCGTTGTAACTGGCGGTGGCGCTGCCTTCCTTGTAGTCATCGAAAGAGCGCATTTGCTTTGCCAGACGGGCGGTGGATTCGTTGATAATAGTAGCCATTGTTAGACCTCCAAATATTCAGTTTTCAAAGTGTCCGGCGGGGTGCCGGATGGGATCAGGGCGCTTTGATCGGTGCGCCCTGTCAAGGTGTCCGGGTCAATGGTATTTCTTTTTCATGTGTTCAACTGCGGCGGATGCTTCACGGCGGGTGTCGCAGTGGCAGCTTTCGTAAACGATGAAAGCGGGCATTGTTACGCCGGGGCCGCCGGTCGGGTTTAACTCACCGCCCTTGTGGGTGTATCCGGCACGAACCGTGAAACCGCCGCGGCTGGATGGTGTGATTTTATATTCCATGCGTGACCTCCGATATTTGATTTTCAAAGCGTTTCGCTCGCCCTGGTAGGGCTTGCAGTTTTCGTGTGGCCCTTGCGGGCTGGGGCGGGGTCGCTTTACGGTGCGGCCCTGCTGAGGTATCCGGGGGCAGGTCAGATGGCCCATTCGGCGGCGGCATAGTCGGCGGAGTTGTGGACGATGAAGGCATACAAGGCGCGGGAAATAGCGGAAAGTGCTGCTAAAACTTCACTGTCCCGGTTCACGTCTTCGCTACACTGGTAAATGAAACTGTCCAGAAGCTTGGCAAATGCGTAAAAATCGCGGTCGATGGTGTAGTGTCCATTATCCCAGATCAGCGTGTGGAGCAGATGCGGGAAGTTCTGCGGCATGGCGGGCGCGCCGTCGAGTTCGTCCGGCTGAATCTGGTAGCGGTCTTCATAAGCCGATTCGTTCAGCCTGTAAAGAACGGCGTAGATTCTGCGGTCGTCGAACAGGCTGTCATACGGGTACATACAGGACTTGAATGCCCGGCAGGTCTGCGGGGTGATGACGTCGCAGGAAAGAAGGTCCATACCACCGGCCCCGTTGAGAAGGAAAGCCAGACCGTGAGCAACGGCGGCGGTGTGTTGAGTGGAAAGCTGAATGCAAGACATAGAAAAACTCCTT